GAGTGGTCGTATGATATTATTAAACGATTAGTGAAAGCTAAATTAATTATGAAGTAATGGCAGAAAAAGTAATAATAGACATTGAGTTAAAAGGATTGGGCGATGCTAAAAAGGGTCTTGATGATTTGACAAAGAAACAAGCCGAGCAGCAATTAGCCGTTAAATTGGCTCAACAAGAAATAGCTAATTATGAAAAGCAGTTAAAGGAATTAAATAAAGTCGTTATAGAGGGTGGGGAATTAAGTGCAGAGCAAGTGGCTCAATCTCAAGAGTTGGCGACTAAAATAGAAACTTTGAATGTAGGGTTAGCCACTCAAAAAGATGAGTTAAGCCAAGTAAATGCAGAGCGTAGAGCAGCAGTTAAAGAGGTGCAAAATTACACCACCGCACAAGATGCCGAACTCGGAAGTAATGAGCGAATGAAAGCGCAGTTAAAAATACTTACTGACCAGTACAACGCATTAAGCCAAGAAGAAAGAGAAAACACTGAAGCAGGTCAAGAGATGGGTAAAAACATCAAAGACCTAACTGACAAATTAAAGTCTAACGAGAGCGCAGTAGGAGATAACCGAAGAAACGTAGGTAACTATTCCGAGGGTATTCAAGATGCTTTAGGCAACGTGACAATATTCGGAACTAATTTAGGCGGTCTTACTAAGAGTTTTCAGCAAACTAAAGAAGCCACGTTAGCGCACCTTGAGGCATTAGTAGTTACTGAGGGCGTACAAAAATCACACACCGCAGCAACCAACTCACAAACGGCAGCGCAGAAAGCGTTAAACGTAGCGACATTGGCTGGAAAGGTGGCAATGAACGTATTTAAACTCGCATTGATTGCTACTGGTATAGGTGCATTCGTTGTTATTGTGGGAAGTTTAGTAGCTTACTTTAAAAGTACGGAAGAAGGTGCGATGAAGCTCAAAGTAGTTATGGCTGCATTGGGTAGTATAACGGCTAACATCACGAGCAAATTTGCTGATTTAGGTAAGATTATTTTTGATGCGTTTAACAACATTAAAGAGTTAAACATTCAAGATGTATTTAAACGAATTGGGGATGCCATACGAGATAATATAACCAACAGAATAGAGGCTTTTGGTTTAGCAGGTAAGGCGATAGCGAAGATATTTAGTGGAGATATAAAAGAGGGTTTTAAAGATTTAGCAAATAGCGTGGCGCAGGGTGTTACTGGAATAGAAGACCCGATAGGAAAAGTACAAGCAGCTGGAGAAAAGGTAGTTCAATTATATGAAGATGGCAAAGAAGCAGTCAAAGGCTTTGCAGATGAGATAGCAGCAGACACCCAAAAAGCAATAGCACTACAAGAAAAAGAAAATGCGTTAGTATTTGAGCGTAGAAACTTACTAAAAGAAAATGCACAAATAGAGGCTCAAGTTGCACAATTAAGAGCAGATGCAGCGGATAAAGCAAACCTATCACAAGAAGAAATAATAGCCAAGTTAGAGGAAGCAGTTGCATTAGAATCTAAAAAGTTGAAGAATTTAACAAAAATCGCAAAGACTGAATTTGACATTCAAAAGGGTAGAAGTCAATTAGCTACAGATAGTGCAGAAGAAGCAGAGGAGTTATTCCAAAAAGAATTAGCATACCAACAAGCGTTAGCCAATGAAAAAAGTGGAATAGTAAGACTTGAAAAACAGATAGCTGCCGAGCAATACGCACTACAAAGAGAAAATTTAGCAGCACGATTAAAACTAATTCAAGCGCAAGGCGGAGATGAAGTAGCTACATTAATAGAAATAGAGGAAAACAAACGAGATGCGCAGTTGGCTGAAACAAATTTAAGCGAATTAGAGCGCCAAGCAATTATAGCGGAAAGCGAAAAGAAGATAGCAGAGTTAAAGATAAAAGGATTAGAAGAAGAAGAAAAACAAAGAAAAGAAGATTTAGAAAATGAGATAGCTGCCTTAGAATACAAAAAATTTAGAGAGTTAGAACAAGCCAATTTAACTGCCGAAGAAAAGTTGGATATTGAAAGAAAATACCAACAACAAAAAGCAGAGTTAGAATTAGAGTCTTTAACTAATCAAGCTAATTTAATTAAAGCACAATTAGACGGATTGACTGCAGATGCTGGTGGTGGTCTTATTGAGCCATTAACACCAGAAGAAGAAACAACTCTCAAAAAGCAACTGAACGAGATAAATACCGATATGCAAGAACTCCAAAATACCATTCAAGGTAATAAAGAGGAGGAAACCGAAGGTCTTAACTTACTGAATGGTTTGGGGTTAGATGAGGCAGGTATGGAGAAATTGAACTTTTCAATAGACACCATTAAATCATCTATTTCAAGCATAGGTAGCTTGATGGCTACGATAACCGAAAGAAATAAAAAATTAATTCAAGAGCAAGTAGAGGCAGGTGTAATTAGTCAAGAACAAGCAGACAAAAAAATAGAAGCCATAGAGCGTAAAGCCTTTAAAAGACAAAAAGCAGTACAAATAGCAACGGCAACGGCAAACGCTGCTCAAGCGGTATTAGCTGCACTTGCTCAAACAGTTGACCCAACACTAACGCAATCGTTTAGAATTGCAAACGCAGCGGCAATAGGTGTACTTGGCGCAGTTCAAGTAGCAACAGTAGCAGCGCAGAAGTTCCAAGATGGTGGACTTATTCAAGGTGCAAGTCATTCAAAAGGCGGAGTCCCTTTTACTGTTGCTGGTCGCGGTGGATTTGAGGCAGAGGGTGGCGAGTATATCGTTAAGAAAAGCACAGTAGATAACTACGGAGTTGATTTTATGAACGCTTTAAATAATATGCGTATTCCGAAGATGTTTGCAGAGGGCGGATATGTAGCACCTACACCAGCAGGAACAATAAGCGACCAAGTGAGCAGAGGCGTGAGCGAGTTAGTTAGCGTAACGGAAAACAGACAACTGCAAGTAATTAACGTAGAGCAAGATTTTACTAAACTACAAACAAAGGTTTCAAATGTTGAACAAGCAAGGACATATTAACGAGGCGTTAGATTTAGCCGATAAGGGGTTATATCACAAAGACAGAATTAAGGAAGTAATAAAGGCAGATTTCTATAACCAAAATACTGGCAGAATTAGCGTTATGGAGTTGAGGAATAAGCTATCCCGGAAGTATGGCGTATCGCTACAAACTATCTATAACATCACTAATAGATAATTTACAAAAATTATAATTATAACGTAGTAAATTTACGAGATATGAAAATAACACCCTTTTTAAACATCAAAAAAACCGATAATGTCGCAGATATTGAGATATTTGGCGATATAGGGTATAACGTTTGGGCAGATACTTATGAGGAGTATAAGGCCAATACAAGCGAACAGAAAGCAGAGGAGATAAAAGCCTTACAGAATTTAGGTGTTGATACTATCAATGTAACTTTAGAAAGTTTAGGTGGCGATGTTAGTCACGCTTTGGCTATTTATTCTTTATTGAAGAATAGCGGTGCAACGATTAACACCTATTATAGAGGTGTAAATGCTTCGGCTTCTACTATTATAGGAAGTGCAGCTACAAGCGTAAAGAACATTTATATGGACAACACGGGTTTATTTCTTGTTCATAAGGTTATGAGCTACGTTGAAGGTAATGAGAACGATATGCAAGACATGATTAACGACCTTGAGAAATGGCAAGGTGCAATTAATCAAGTGTATTTGAATTTAGGCGTAGAAAAAGAAGTGATTGCCGAGTTAATGGAACGCAATGGTGGACATGGCGAATACCTAAACTTTAAAGAAGCGAAAAAATACGGATTCGTAGGTAAGGAGTGGGAAACTAAAAAAGTAGCTAACTACTCAAGAGATACATTCGTGAACAAAGACTTATTAGTACCTAATTTTATAAATCAAAAAGAAGAAAAAATGGAAGAAACAACACCAGTTGTGACTGAAGAAAAAACTTTGCTTCAAAAGATTTGGAACAAGATTTCTAACGAAAGCGAAACTCCAAGTGTAGAGAACGAAGTGGACAACGAGGTTACACCCGAAGAACAAACGGCAATTGTAGATGAAGTTATGCAACTACTTGAGCCAAGAATCGTAGCTTTAGAAGAAGCTATGGCTGAAATGATGCCTAAAGAAGAAGAAGAGGCAGAAGAAGAGCCAATGGAGGAGGAAATGGTAGAAGACAAAAAAGAAAACTTGAGCGAGGTTATTAAAAACGAAATCGCTGAGGCTTTTAAGAATTTCGTTGAGCCTACTCCAACAAAATCAAACAAAACTAATTCGGCAAATGACCCGACTTGGAAAAAACATTTAGATAACTTTCAAAATTTCATTAAATAATGGCAACACCAACAATTTCACCAAACACTTATGCTGGTAAAGATTTAGAAGGCATAATAGCACAATCGGTCTTAAGAGGAAGAACGATTGAAAACGGATTAATTTCAGTACATACTGATATTGACTCAAGAGCGGTAGTTAAAACTATGGCTAACACAATAACTGTTCAAGATTCAGTAGCAGCTTTCAATAGCGCAGGATCTATGACTTTGGGCGAGAAATACCTTGACCCGAAGAAATTTATGGAAGCAGTTGAATTCGATTACCAATCATTGAATGGTACTTGGTACGCTTCTCAGCAGCCGAGAGGTCGTGGGGGCGATTTCGTTCCACCTGCAACTATCGAAGAAGCTTTAATTGAGCAACAAGCTTTGATTCGTTCAAAGTTCATAGACGCTTCTATCTGGAGAGGTAGTGTAGCGGCTGGCGAATTATCTAAAATCACAGTTTCAGCATCTTCTAACGTAGTGACTGGTCTTATTCCTTTAATGGAAGCAAGTAGCGATGTTAACAAATTAGATTCTACTAAAGTAGCTATTACTGGAGTAACAAAAGCATCTCCAGCAGTTGTAACAATAGCTTCAACTGCTAACTTGCAGACTGGAGATGTTGTTACTTTCTCTTCTATGGTAGGTTCTTCTGGAACTGATTGGAGTGGAACAAATGGCGTATCTTTACCAATCACTGTTTTAAGCGCAACTACTTTCTCTATTCCAGTTGACACAAGTGCTTATGCTGGTACTTTCACAAGTGGTAACATTAACTACATCAACGCTTCAAACGCTTTAGAAGTATTAACAAGCGTATACAACGGATTGAGCGAGTCAGTAGAAGATGACTTAGATTTCTACATCTTTGGTAACAA